TATTAACCCCTTTAATGCCGGCGCCTCGGCCTGTAATTGGTCCTCCTGCGCCCGCTGCAAATACTCTTCCGCCGTAGTTAGTTCTGAAGTCATCTCGGGCTTTTGCATCTGGGTCAACCTCCACACCAAACATGGCTTTGTAATAGCTCATGCTCATGATATCGCGTATCGTTTGAGTTTGAAGTGCGGCCAACGATTGGGCGTATGAAGTATAAATAAAGTTAGAGTCTGGATAATTAGCAAGCGACCAAGCTACAAAGTTAAGCATGAGTTCACTTTTTCCGTACCGCGGAGGAACGTTAATGATTAGCCGCTTGCATTCTCCATTAAACACGCGTTTAAGGGCTTTTGCAATGGTAATAAAATGCGATTCTCGTCCGATGGGATTGGAAATTTGAAACTCACGTCCTGTACGCAGCTCAAAAAACGTTCTTGTAAAGGTCATGAAGCTGCCGAGAAGATGGGCTTTAGATAAGTCTGTACCTTGAAGGCCGTGATTCATGTCGAATGCCTTTGCTTTATGTAGTTATGGATAAATAAATCGATTCTATGTAAATAATTGCTAATTTTAATAGGATGAAACTTAACTTTTTCATCCTCATCAAAAGAATATTGATGGATATTTAGAAGCAGGTCGACAGTTTCATTTCCTAATATTATTTTTACGTACCAAATAGCCTTAATGGCATTTCCATCAGGAAAATCAGAGTCGTATTTTTTGCTGAGCCAAAGCTCGCATTTTATGCCTTTGCAATCAAATTCAGCTATGATGCGTTCATTCATATGCTGCTCTTTTCGGGGCATTCTTCCGGCTCAACGATGATTACATTGTATTGTTCATTTTGTTTTTTTAAATCGTAAGAAATGACTGCGTTCCCAGCCGAAACCAGGAACGTTAGTACTGAAAGCACTATCAATGCAGACATTTAGCCTCGATTAATAGCCTTTGACGCCAGAATGAGGTTTCAAGTTCTTCGCAGTGGCAATCTTGCCGTCATTATGCATGCCCATTTCGACTTTATGTTCTTTGCCGATTTTGGCATCCATTCTATGGCGATATGCTTCTAATTCCATATGAGCCTTGGGATGACCATGACCATCTTGCAAATGCTCAAAACCATCTTTATGGTTAAACATTTCTTTTTCGCTGTGCTTGCGATGCTCTTTACCGATATGTAGATTCATTTTGGCTTCCTTTTGGGTTTGGGTTTAGGTTTACGTGATTTACCGGCCTCACTAAATGCAATTGCGATGGCCTGCTTTTCGGGCTTGCCAGCTTTTCTCTCAATAGCGATATTTTCGCTAATGACTTTTTTGCTAGAGCCTTTCTTTAGGGGCATAATCAATCTCCTTAAACCATTCTTTAAGTTCATTCGTGCAATCCAAACCTTCTGGTATATCCAGCTGCTTGAATCTCTCGACGAGCTCTTTATATACTATAGCATCTTCTGGCGTGCTCTTTAACTTATATTCGTAAGTATTAAAATCCCTGAGCTGCTTTAGCAGCCAAACCAAGTTATGCCAGCCGTATATTGTCATCTCTTTTATATATGGTTCTTCCATCATGCCGCGCATTAGCTTAACGTGCCAGTCGACGCTATAACGAGTCGGTAGAGATTCGTATACTTCAGATAGGCTTTTTATCATCTTCTTTTCTTTTTAGGAGTAAAGGCTTTCTTAATACCTTGGCCCATTTTTTTAAAACCATTTCCAATCGCATTAATCGCTTGCTCAGCATATTGTAATGGTTTGCTGATTGGGTCAATAACCAGTGTTACCTTATCTGGGCTATCTTTCGGAGCTTCGATTTGCTGACTCATATGTCCCTACCAAGCTTGCTAAGCTGAATTGCTCTATCGTCTTTGAGATGCTGGGGCATATTGTTTTCGTAGCATGCTTCTAAATGTGCCCAATATTCTTTGCTGATATTTCTGTATACCCCATGAGCTTCATCAACGGTCATGCCATGGAACATATTTTCTGCAGGCTTTCCTTTCATGAAGGTCTCCTTTTAAGTCTTTCCTGGCAACATGTAATGGCCTCATGGATTAAAGTTCCAAGCACTATTAATAACACAATAGCACCAATGACAGCTAATCCTACCGTAAGGCCAGTAGATATCATATCTGCTCCTTGTGGAGTTTTTGCACCAGTTGGTTAACCTTATCTACATCCGCATTCTCTGTCACATTGACGATAACTGAGTCTTGTCTTTCTTTGGCCCCGAATACTGTTTGTTTCTGGAATTTCCATATTTCAGACCTTATCTGCGGCTCGCCCTTACTATTAACCCATTCGAGGTTGGCAGCACCTATGCTATCCCACCAAGCCTCAGAATGTGCCAGCGCAGCAGATACAGCATTGGCCCATTCCTCAAATTGAAGCTTCCAGTTTTCTGCGGTTCCCTTTCCAACTCCGCATGCTGATACCATTTGCGCCCATGTCGCGCCTTTCTTTCCCATTTCTATAACCATATCGCAGAACTCAGGTTCATATTTGGTATTATTGTTCCATTTCTTGCCATTTGGCTTAACGCCTAATTCTTGTCGACCTGTCTCAGGCGAATCCTGGATGCATATAGTCATTACAGCCCCTTAATCATTTATCAGCAAATCAATCAGCCCATATGCGCGTGTAATTTTAATTGCTGTTTGAACGCTACATTTCGAATAAACCTCTGGGGCAATCTCTGCGATAAGCTTAATTGCCTCTTCAATTTTATCTCGTCTAGTATAGTGTAGCTTATCTATTTCAAGCTTAGCAATCATATTAAAACCTCTTTTAAGCCCATATCCAATACTATTTTAACATATTTAGTTAGATTGTTATTACCCTTTCTAGCTGTATAACTTAATTATCATCAACTATTTTACACTTTTGCAATCAATTTACTTGCAATACAATCAACCTTGCGCTATAGTTACTCCATAACGGTAACAGGAGGAACCAATGAAAATTGTGGATAGGAATACAAGTGAGTATAGGTTAGCAAAGAAAAAGGCAATTGATGTTAAGCGGTATTTGAATACTGGCAGCTCTTTGTTGACATTTACCATTGGTAAGCCTGAAGGATGTTATTGGAAGTACGGAAGTTTGTACAAAATTGGGGAAAAGTATAGATTAAATATTTCATCTAATCTTTATTTTGAATGGTTTGAATAGTAAATCTGTAGGGGACACACTATGAACGACGCACAAGAGGCATTTATTGCCGCTGACAATATGATGCATGAAGAAATCTTAAGACTTGAAGATGATTTCTTTTATACGATTAGAGAAGCAAAGATTACTAATGAATCTATTGCTGAAATATTAAGAGAGCTTCGCAAGATATATGATTAGGAGGCATCATGCGCAAAATGGCAACCGTAAAACGCTCTCCCTGGAGAGAGGCATTTGAGGATATTGTTTGTACAGTTGCAGCTTTCATGCTGGCAATTACTCTTTTTGTTGGCTTCTTATATCTTCCGGAGTTTTTTGAGGCCAGAGACGGGAAGCATGAAGGGAGGACTATTTATGGTCTCAGAGGGTAAAATTGACAACATCATCTATGAAATGAAATTAATCGGTGAGCAGGAATGGATGTTCCAATGCGATATATGTAAATACTTCGTTAAAAAGATAGCCGGAATTCAGTATTCTGGTCAAGATGGCAGATGGGTTGAAAACATACTAGTTTGCAAAAAATGCGCAACAGATTTATTAATGCTCTATAGAGAGGATTAATGAAAGATATATCTGATGAATTATTTGAGAAAATAAAGATGTTTGAGCGTCTTAAGTTCAAAAATAGAAGAATCAAGATAAATTGCGTCTTTTGCACAGATGACTGCAAGTCATTACGGATAGATGGCGAAAGATACAATTGCATAAAATGTATCAAAACTGGCACAACATCCAGATTCATTGCATTAGTTAATCGCGCTAGAGAGCAAAGAAAAGGGGGAGAAGAATGAACATATCCGCATTTAAATGGAATGGCCTGACTTTGCTTTACAACCTTGACGATCCGACTTTTTATTTTTATGACAAAGGCTCCAAAGTTCATTGCATTTTTTACAGAGCAAATGATTTTGATGGTGGCAGATACAAGGCAGAGTGGAGAATTCCTGGTAATATCGATGGGAAGCTTGAGCATGGGCGTGAATATGCAAAACGCATGAGCAAGCTATTAGCCCCATGGGATGTCATTAATATTCACAGAAATGTGAGCGAGGAAGAGGAAGCATGCTAGATGAGCAGTACATGACTCCAAGCGAGGTATGTGAATATTTAAATATATCTCGTTGGACTTTAAATAACTTGGTTAGGCTTGGAAATTTTGCGCCATGCTTAGTTATTACACGAAAGATGAAACGGTGGAAAAAAGAGGATGTAGATAAATGGAAAAGAAGCAACACAAAATAATTGATTTGGAGAAAATCTTAATCTGTTATGGTGGCATTCAATGGGCGCTTACATTTTGTAATGACCCCAAAAAAAGGGATACACTTAAGAATCAAGAAAGGTTCTTAGAGGAAAAGCTAGATGAAATTCCATACGATGAAGTACTTAAGCTTTCTCAGCGGGACATCTATTCTTTAATGTGAGGAAATAATGGCAATATTATTGTACCAAGGACCTAATGGCACTGTGAAAAATATAAACGATACATCCATTCCCCGAGAGCAGGTTAAGTTTATGGAAGAAGCCTTGGTTTTAACGCGCAAAGCCGAATCCGAGCGAATGGAATTTATCAATAAACTCCTTAAATACGATTTTATAAGATTGAACGAAGAGGAACCCGAGCAAATAAAAAGACGGAAAGAAATAACAGATAGATGCAATCGATGGGAATCTAAAATAGCCGAGCTAAAGGGACATCATGAATCAATATGAATTAGACATACTCGAAGAAGATCTTATGGACGCCTCAGAGAGATTTAAAAGGCACAGCACCATAGACAATAGGATTGCCATGCAAGAGGCCACAAAGCGATACAGGGAGGCTTTAGAGCAGTTTCACAAAGAAAGAGAAGTTGCAGATGATTGAACTCTTCATCCCCATGAAACCGGTTCCTAAGGGACGCCCGAGATTTGGCAAAGGACGAGTTTATACCCCACAGAAGACGCTTCAAGCTGAAGAGATAATTGCCTGGACAGTGACTGCATATATGCTTGCGAATAGGATTGAGATTACTAAAAACCCCGTATATCTGACGGCTATCTTCCAGTTCAAGAAAGCTTGTCGAGTTGATATAGATAACCTGGGAAAGCTAGTTTTTGACGCATTGAATGGA